ACCGAACGACGGTGCAATATTCCGAGGAGGAGATGGCGCGTATCCTCAGCAAGATGGAAGCCCAGAAAGCCCGTTCCGCCTCGCCGCCCAGGCCCCGGCAGTTCCTCGGCTACGCCAAGAAGGGGTTCTAGCGTTGAGCCTTCCGCGTTCCGCGTCAAACGTTCCCTCGATGGCTCGCATCGGACGGCGGTTTCCGAGCGCCGGGACGGGGCTCGTGCCCTATCGCCAGCGGAGCAAGGTCCTGGCCCTCGCTACGTATGAGGGCGCCTCGCAGACGCGGCGGGCCCGCGGCTGGAACGCGCCCACGATCGGACCCAACTCGGGCGTCGTCTACTCGCTCCGCACGCTGCGCGATCGGTCCCGGGCCGCCGTCCGCAACGATGGCTTCGCCGACTCGGGAATCGATTCGCTCGTCTCCAACCTGGTGGGTACCGGAATCCTGCCGCAGAGTAAGGCCCCCGATCCCGCCTTCCGCGAGCGCCTCCACCAGCTCTGGTTGGACTGGACCGACCTCGCCGATGCCGACGGCCTGTGCGACTTCTACGGCCTCCAGGCCCTGGCGGTCCGCGGCTGGTTGGAGGGGGGTGAGGTGTTCATCCGCCTGCGTCCGCGGCTTCCCCAGGATGGCCTGCCCGTTCCGCTCCAGGTGCAACTCCTCGAGCCGGAACTGGTCCCGCATGAATACAATGGCGCCCTTGGAGGAAACTGGATCCGCGCGGGGATTGAGTTCGACCCGATCGGACGGCGCGCCGCCTACTGGGCGTACCAGCAACGGCCCGATCAACTGGACCCATTCGCGGGCGGCGGCACGATGGTGCGGCTGCCGGCGGAGGGCGTGGTCCATCTGTACGAGCCGCTGCGGGCGGGGCAGATCCGGGGCCTCCCGCAGCTCACGCGCGCCCTGGTCAAGCTGCACGATCTGGACGTGTACGATGACGCCACGCTCCTGCGCCAGCAGCTCTCGAACCTCTTTGTCGGCTTCCTGACTCGGAACGGCTTGGAAGGCGAGGCGCAGGTGGACCCGATCACGGGCCAGGCGATCGAGCGGGAAGGCGACGACGCCCTCATCGGACTGGAGCCGGGGCTGTTCCAGGAATTGGCCGCCGGCGAGAACGTGACCTGGTCCGATCCGCCCGAGGCGACGGGATATGCCGATTTCATGCGGGCGCAACTGATGGGCGCGGCCGTGGCCACGGGTGTGCCCTACGAGATCCTGACCGGCGATCTGCGCGAGATCAACGACCGGACGGTGCGTGTGATCCTGCAAGAGTTCCGCCGGCGGGTAGAGCGGCGCCAGCATCACACCATCGCCTTCGTCCTCAACCGGCCCGTGTGGCTGGCCTTCATCCAGCAGGCCGTCCTCTCGGGGGCGCTCGCGGTCCCGTCCGCCTATTGGGACGATCCCACGCCATGGCACCGGGCGGAGTGGATCCCGCCAGCCTGGCCATATCTCCATCCGGTCCAAGACGTCGAGCACGAGAAGATGATGGTCCGGGCCGGATTCAAATCGCGGGCCCAGGTAGTGAAGGAGCGCGGCTGGGACATCGAGGCGGTGGATGCCGAGATCGCCGCCGACAACGCCCGGGCCGATCGGCTCGGGGTCCAGTTCGATTCAGATGGCCGGCGCCCGGCCAGCGGTCCCTCGCCCGCGGCGGCGCTGGCAGGCGAAAGGAGCAACGATGGCCAGCAAGGCAACTGACGCCCCGCGCGAGTGGTTCCGGATCCGCGCCCAGGCAGAGGATCCGACGGTCGCGGAGATCGACATCTTCGACTTCATCGGGGACTGGATCGACGGGTACTGGGGCTTCGGCATCACGGCGAAGCAATTCCTGGATCAACTAGCGAAGCTGCCGGATTCGATCCAGACGATCAAGCTCCGGGTGAACAGCCCCGGCGGGGATTTCTATTCCGGCACGGCCATCGCCAATCTGCTCCGCGATCAGCAGGCATCGAAGGGGCGGACGGTCAAGATCCTGATCGACGGCCTGGCCGCCAGCGCGGCCACGATCGTGACCAGCGCGGGGACCAAGGGCCAGGTCGCCATGGCGGATAACGCCGTGATGTTCGTCCACCATCCCTGGACGTTTGGCGTGGGCAATGCCAAGGAATTGCGGCGCATGGCCGAGGATCTGGACAAGCTCAGCGGATCGATCATCACGGCCTACCAGTGGCGCTCGCCCCTGGCCGAGGAGGAGCTCCGCGGGCTCATGGACGCCGACACACTGATGAACGCGGACGAGGCGATCGCGCACGGGCTCGCGGATGAGAAGATCGCCGGCCTGCCAGCCATGGCCGCGGCCTTCGATCCGCGGGGCCTCGCGGCGATGCAGAAGGCGCCCGAGGCATTCCGGGCCAAGATCCAGGCCATGACTGCGACTGTGGCCGCCCCAGAACCTGCCGAACCGGAAACGCCACCGGCGGAGCCCGTTGAGGCGCCCGCCTCTGCCGCCGAGGTTCTGACCGCCGTCGAGGCCGCCGGATTCGGCCCGGGGCTGGCGCGGCAACTTGTGGAGGCCGGCCTGCCACTCGCCGGCGTGACGGCCCGGATCGCCGAGGCGAAGGAGGTCCGGGGCCTCTGCGCCACGGCCAAGCTGCCCGAGCTGGCCGACAGTTACATCGAGCACCGCGTGCCGATCGCCGGCGTGCGGGCGCAGCTCGCCATGATCGTGGCGAAACGAGACGGTGTGGAGATCCGCACCGCCCTCCCGCCGGATGGAGGGGATCGCGCTCTGGCCCCCTCCCGGCTGAACCCCTCGGCCATCTACGCCGAGCGCGCTGCCCGCGCGGGGCAGAGAGGAGCATAAGCGATGAGCGCGAAGACCGAAGGGCACCACACCGGGGAATTCATCCTGTCCGAGGCGCCGGGCACGCTGAGCCGGGACAACGTCACGGTCCTCGTCCCGGGCGCGACCACGCTGCCGGCCGGCACCGTGCTGGCCGAGGGTATCTTCGGCATTTGGGCACCGATCACAGACGCGCTCGCGCCCGGGACGATCGTCGGCGTCCTGTACGGGCCGCTGACGAACGAGGCCGCCGAGCCTGCGGCCATGACGGGCGTGGTGGTGGATGCGGTCGCCGAAGTCCGCGGGGCCGATCTGGACTGGAACGACCAGGCGGCTCTGGTGCAGGCATTGGCGATGCTGCTGCTCCGGGGCCAGGGCGTGAAGGTCCGCGATTACACCCCGCTCGGCAGTTAGGCGCCGATCCGGCGCCCCGGCGGGCGCGCAACGATCTCTCACTATGGCCCGGACAGCCGGGCGGATGGAGGATGGGACGATGCCGACGTTGGATGTCTTCAAGGCTGATGCCTTCAATCTGATAAGCCTGACGGACGCGATCCTGAAGGCCCCCTACAAGCCCGGGCGCATCGGGCAGCTTGGGCTCTTCGGCGAGAAAGGCATCCGCACGACCCAAGTCATGGTCGAGGAGAAGGACGGCCTGCTCTCGCTCATTCCCACCACCCCGCGTGGCGGCCCGGCCAGCACGCTGGGGGGGAGCGCACGGACCGCCCGGAGCTTCGTGGTCCCCCACCTGGCCCGCGAGGCCACGATCCTGGCCGACGAGGTCCAGAATGTCCGCGCCTTCGGCTCCGAGAGCGAGATGGAGGGCGTCCAGGTCGTCGTCAATGAGCGGCTGGCCACGCTGCGGGCCATGCACGAGGTCACGCTGGAACATCTCCGGATCGGTGCGATCAAGGGGATCATCTACGACTCCGATGGGGCAACGCCGATCTACAACCTCTACACGGAGTTCGGGGTCGTGCAGCAGACGCATGATTTCGCCCTCTCGAATACCAGCACGGATGTCTTGGCCCGCGCGATCGCGATGAAGCGGCTCGTGGAGGCGGAGCTCGGCGCGGCCATGTACGACCGCATCCGGGTCTTCTGCTCCAGCGGCTTCTTCGACGCGCTGGTCGCCCATGGGTCCGTGAAGGAGGCCTACAAGTACCAGCAGAGCCAAGCCCTGCGGAGCGATCTGCGGAGCGGCTTCACTTTCGGCGACGTGGTGTGGGAGGAATACCGCGGCAGCGTCGGGGGAGTGGCCTTCATCCCGGCCAACGAGGCGGTCGCCTTCCCGGAAGGCGTGATGACGGAGAACGGGCCGCTTTTCACGACCTATTTCGCGCCGGCGGATTTCATCGAAACCGTCAACACGATCGGGCTGCCGATCTACGCGAAGCAGGCGCCCGACCCGAGCGGATTCAACCGGTTCGTGGCGCTGCATTCACAGAGCAACCCGCTGCCGCTGTGCCTGCGGCCCCGGGCGGTCGTCAAGGTCACCAAGAGCTAGGCCGGGCGTTCCATGGCCGACCTGCGCCCGGATATCGGGGCGGCCCTCGCGGTCTTCGGGCTGCCCGCCACGGTCACGGTGCCCGGCGGCGATCCGGTGGCCACCACGGCCATCTGGTTGCCGCCGCTACCCGTGGAGACCGTCGGCGTCTTCACGTCCACCGACAAACCACAACCCAGACTGTCCGTTCCGCGTTCCGCGTTCGGCGGGACGAGTGTGCCGCGCGGGACCCGCGTCGACCTGGCCGAGGTCGAGGGTGGGCCGGTCTTGTCGTGGACCGTGGAATCGGTGGACGCGGAGCTGGTGGACGAGGTGCGGCTCATCGTGATCCCGGCGGAAGTCTAAAGACACGTTCGGCGTTCCGGGTTCCGGGTTGAACGTTCAACTCGGAACTCGGGACCCGGAACGTTCAACGTCGGTGGGGGCATGGAAATCAAGATCTCGGTCGATACGCGACAGGTCAAGCGCGCGCTGAAGGAACTGGGGACGCGAGCGCCCCAGGCCATGATGCGGGCGCTGAACCGCACGGCGCGGACGGCGCGCACACAGGCCGTGCGGGCCGTGGCCAAAGAGATCCGCCTGCCCCAGAAGGATATCCGCCCCATGTTGCCCGTGATCCCGGCCACGTCCAAACATCTTGAGGCGCAACTCGTGGCGCGGGGCCGCCCAATCTCGCTGATGCGCCTCGGGGCCCGGCAGACCAAGCTGGGAGTGATCTATCGCGGCCCGGGCGGCGGCCCGATCCTGGTCCGTTCGGCGTTCATCGCGCGCATGCCGCGGGCCAAGCGCCCGTCGGTCTGGCGG